ACAGTTCGGTCTGAAAATGGCTTCAAAACCATTGATAAAGCCTCCGGTACAGGAGCAATTACTGATGGTTTGGTAATTAATGCAGATGGTAATATTTATAACGATGCTGGTGGACATATTCAATATGCCGCAGCAACAGGTTATGGCCCCGCTGATTTAATCGTAGGTAAAGGCGGTAGCCAATACGGTACGGTTGATCCTTATGCGGAAAGCTCTACGCAGCTATTTCCACTAGGTAGCCGATTGCTTTATGGCAATACTGTTTATCGTTACGGTAAAATGGGAGCTGCCGCAGTAACAGCAGGTAAATGCGTAACTCACGCAGCTTCAATCGCACATCACTTTGATCTAACGCCAACCGCAGGTGTCGCTGCCGGTGAGACTGCAATATCAGTTGAAACCGCAGGTACGGACATCACGCTAAATCAATACGCTAATGGGTATTTGTATGTAAATGATGCAGCGGGTGAAGGGCAGATGCTTAGAATTAAATCTAATCCAGCCCACGATCACTCAGCAGACCCATCTATCGTTATTACTTGCTACGATGATTTAGCAACGGCTATAACCACCAGCTCAAGAATTACATTAATCCCTGATCCTAATAGTGCTTTAATTGGTCAAGCTGCTACAACCACAGGCGCAACAATGGGCGTCACAATTGTAGATATGACAGCAGCCTATTATGGTTGGTTTGCAGTTTCAGGGCCAGCTACAGTATTAACTTCAGGAACACTTGTTGTTGGTAATCACGCTGTGCCTTTGGGTGCTGTTGGTGCTGTTGGGCCAGCCGCAGGGGATGTTATCCAAGTAATTGGTGTGGTTATGATTGTTAACGTGACTACTGATTATTCATTAATCAACCTTACGGGCATTATCTAGGTTAAATATAAAAATTGATGTTGGGGGGCATTGCCCCCCTTCATTAAAGGAGTAAATCATGGCTGATGTAGTTACAAGTCAAACAATTCAAGATGGCGCTCGTCAGGTTATCATGAGTTTTACCAATGTAAGTGATGGAACTGGTGAGGCTGCGGTTAAAAAGGTTGATGTCTCTGCTTTAGAGTCAAATCCAATGACAGGCGCTGCTTGTGATGGAGTAACTCTTCAATCCATTACATTCTCTAATTTTGGTATGAGCGTAAAACTTCTGTGGGACGCATCAACTGATGTGCTATGCCTTCATTTACCTGCGGATTATGCAGATACGTTGGATTTTGGTGATGGTGGATTAAAAAATAATTCAGGTTCAGGCAAAACCGGAGACATTATGTTGACTACAGTAGGTCATAGCTCTGGTGATGCTTATACGGTTACTCTAACGATGACTAAAAATTACGCATAGGAGATCATTGTGGCAAAGCTAGAAATATTTCAAAATGGTACTTCAATGCACCCAGATACAATGGGTAATCCTATTTATCAGATAGGCTCTAAAAATTCTGATGGTGAATATGATGTTATTGTTTTTAATGCAATGACTGAAAAAGAAGCCAAAGCAAAGCTAAAAGAGCTTAGTCCAGTTAAGGTTGCTCCTAAGCCAGAGCCAAAGCCAGAAAAGAAAGTAGTGCTGAAGAAAAAAACCGCTTCTAAAAAAGTAGCTAAGAAAAAAACAGCTAAAAAGAAGTAAGGAGACTGGAATAAATGGCTACTAGCGGTACTTATGCATTTAATCTTGATTTAAGCGATATTCTTGAAGAAGCCTATGAACGGGCTGGCTTAGAGTTACGCAGTGGCTATGATTACCGCACAGCAAGGCGCAGCCTAGATTTAATGTTTCTTGAATGGCAGAACAAGGGGTTAAACCTTTGGACTGTACAGGAAGGCTCTCAGGCGCTTACAGCGGGTACTGGTCGTTATGTTCTGTCTAGCGATCAATTGGATGTAATTGAGGCTGCATTAAGGACTGATGATGGGGATGTTAGTAAACAGACTGATCTGACTATGAGCCGTATTTCAATTAGTCAGTATTCACATTTGACTAATAAGCTCACTCAAGGTCGTCCCATTCAGTTTTGGATTGAAAAAGACCCAGGTGCTATAGCGTTAAACGTATGGCCTGTGCCTGATGACGCAGAAACTTACAAAATCAACTATTACTATATACAGCGAATAGAAGATGCGGGCAATCCGGCTTCTAACAATGCTGATATTCCTGCTCGATTTATGCCTTGTATGGCTGCTGGGCTGGCTTATTACATTAGTATGAAGCGACCTGAAGCCTCTGAAAGAGCGCCATTGTTAAAGCAAATTTACGATGAGCAATGGAATTTAGCAGCAGATGCTGACAGAGATAAATCTTCGTTTTACATGGTTCCTGGTGGATACAGTCGATTATGAGTAGTTACGCAGCAGGAAAAAGAGCGTTTGGATTCTGTGATCGGACAGGATTTCGTTATCCACTCAAGGATTTAGTGCCCCAGATTCAAAATGGCAGACCCAATGGTTTGCTTGTGGGCCGTGATGTGGTGGATGAAGATCAGCCTCAGTTACAGTTAGGCAAGCTAAGGACACTGGATCCACAGGCTTTAAGGAATCCAAGACCCGATCAAGCATTAGCAGAAAGCAGAAAACTTTTTGCTTTTGACCCTGTAGGTGGCGGAAACTCAGCATTAGGCAGCAGAACCGTAGGATTAGATATTAGAGCAGCAGCCGGTAAAGTTACTGTGAGTACAGACTAATGGCTTGGACACTAACAACACTGAAAAGCACTATTCAGGATTATTTACAAAATACGGAAACAACTTTTGTTAATGATCTTTCTACTATTATTATTCAGGCTGAAAATAGAATACTTAAATCTGTTCAGTTACCTAATTTCAGGAAGAACAGCACAGGCATAATGACCAGCGGAAATACTTATCTAAATACTCCAACTGATTTTATGGCTCCGTATTCTTTAGCTCTTGATAATAACGGTTATGAATATTTACTTTTTAAGGACGTTAATTTTATTCGAGAGGCGTATCCAGTCTCATCGACAACTGCAACGCCAAAGTATTACGGTATTTTTAGCAACAGTAGTTTTATTGTTGGGCCAACGCCTGATAGCAATTATGCGGTTGAGCTTCATTATTTTTACAAACCTACATCTATTACTGCTTCGGCAGATGGAACAAGCTGGTTAGGCGATAATGCAGAAACAGCATTGCTTTACGGATGCCTTGTTGAAGGTTATACCTTTATGAAGGGTGAACAAGATATGCTCGCGGTTTATCAAAAGCAATACGAGGATGCTTTGATGCAACTGAAGTCTTTAGGTGAAGGTTATAGCACGACAGATAATTACAGAAGTGGAGCTGTGAGGGCGCGTAAAATATAATGTTAGGACTAAATTCAATAGTAGAACCTGGTATTTGTGAAGTTCACACAACAGAGAATCGAGGCTTTACTCCAGAAGAGATTGCAAAAAGATCGGTAGGAAAGATTGTTTCTATTGCAGAAAGTGCTGATCCAATAGCCAGAGAGCAAGCAGAAGCATTTAAGGGCAGACTTTTTCATGTAATTGTAAAAGCCTGTAATGATGCAATTCAAAGCGATAGAACTACGCTATTAAGTCTTTTAACACAACAAGGCCATAAAGATATGGCGGATATTTTAAGGAAAATCTAATGGCAATTACACAAGCAGTAGCAACAAGTTTTAAGAGTGAGTTGCTCCAAGGGATTCACAATTTTCATAATGGTTCTGGTGGAGGCACTACAACTACAACGGGTACGGGTAATACATTCAAGATTGCTCTCTACACTTCAAGTGCTACTTTAGCTGCATCGACTACTGCCTATGCAACTACAAATGAAGTTTCGGGAACAAACTATACTGCGGGAGGTAATACCCTTACAAACGTTGATCCTTCAGCTTCAGGAACAACTGCACTTACAGATTTTGCAAATACAACTTGGTCATCAGCTACAATTACTGCAAATGGCGCATTAATTTACAACTCAAGCACAACAGCAGGTTCAGCAAACAGGGCAGTAGTTGTTCTTGCTTTTGGCGGCGATAAAACCTCAACAGCAGGTGATTTTGAAATTTCATTTCCGGCAGCAGATGCCAGTAATGCAATTATTAGAATCGCCTAAGAGTTAAATGTGGCTCAAAATGCAAAAGTTGCGTATCAAGGGTGGTCTTCAAGCAATATTGCTTGGGGCGAAAGCACTTGGGGTAATGCAGAAGAGGCCATATCTGGCTCAACCGCATCGGTTGGAACGGTTACTGTTGAAGCTAATGCCTGTATCTGTCCGGTTGCCGGAAATTCAGTTACTGCAAGTACTAACTCGGTTACTGTTACGGGTACTGCTGCTGTTTCAGTCACCAGTCCGGCTCTTACTTTGTCGCTTGGCAGCATTTCTCTCGAAACAAACAATACAATTAATGTTACTAGTGATGCATCTACAGTTTCTACAAATGACGTTAGTGTTACTGCTAAAGCAGGGGTTGAAGTTACTGGTAATGAAGTTGAAGCTTCTACGTCAAATATTTTGGTTTGGAGTCTCGTTGATACAAGCCAAACACCAAACTGGAATTCTATTTCTAGTTCACAAACACCTGATTGGAAAGAGGTAGCATAATGGCAAGCACTTATGTAAATGATTTAAGGCTCAACGAGCTGGCTACTGGTGACGGTAGTGGAACGTGGGGTACGACTACAAACACTAACCTAGAGTTAATAGGTGAGGCGCTTAGTTACGGGACTGAGGGAATAACCACAAATGCGGATACGCATACCACTACAGTGGCAGATGGTGCTACCGACCCTGGAAGGTCCATGTAT